GAAAGTCCTGAACATACGAAACAAATTCTTCGTATGTCGCCTCGCGAGGGAGGACAGCCATTAGGGGCGAGGACCGAAGCCTTCTGCATTCCAACCTTCAAGACGAGGCTGCGGATCTACATTAGGTTCAACTTTTCCGGTTTGACCATGCTGATTGAATGGTGTTTCACGAACTGAAGTTTCACCGTATCCGCCCGTCATGTGAGCGTATTCTGGGTTATCGAATCTTTGAGCAAAATCCTGAGCGCCACCCGGCTCCCATATCGGATTTGCTACTACGGAACCGCCGCGTTCCATTTTGTTGTTGCCGCCTGATGTGCCAGAACCGTCAACATTTTGACTGGCGCTGGTATGCGAAACAAATCTTGCCATAATTGAAACCTCCTAGGTTCCTATAGTCTCCTAAATACTATGGTTACAGTGTCCCACGCATACTGTGTTTTCCGATGTGCATATCGTCAGTTTCTTCAGGTTTAACCAGCCTAGAGAACCAATCCACAGTCCAATAATCGTCCACTTTCTTTGTAAATTCAGGCATAAACGCGTATTGACGCATCTGATTAGCCAACGCTAAAGCCATAACACGGTCATCGTGAGGACTTCCTGCCATAGAACCCCGACTGGTGCGAATATAAGTGCGTAATTCCGCTAAAGTGTACCTGTCGTGAATGATTAACTCCTCAGAACGTAAAGCCATACCCAAATCGTCAATCAACAAAGGTTTAGTAGTGCGAGTAGTTTTCCAACCAAACTCTTGAGAAACCTTAGTGGTTGACTGATTCAAACTTCTTTTACGGAAAAGATTAGGATGACCTAAATGACGTAACTGAACCAACGTTGTTAACCCGTGGTTATTCGACTCGACGCAAGTTAAAGCATCCTTATACCACAAAGCCAGATTGTAAACTTCATTAGCCAACGTGTCAGGAGGAATGTGACCATGCCAAATTGCTGCTTGTTCACCAGTACGCACTTCCAAAACTTGAACGCAAGAATAGTCGCCGTGAACTAAACCTTCAGCAGTATCAACCCCGATACAATAAATTTTACTAGCGTCCGGTTCACGCCAAACTGTGAGCATCTTTTCTAAACTCCACTACTCTCGGATAAGGATTCCACAAATAGCCTCCCTGACCTTCTTCAACATCCCCCATCATTCTTTCTAAAACATCCAAATCAAAAACAGGATTACCTGACTTAATGAAAGCCTCTTCTGGAGAAGAAGGATACTCCTGAGCCAACTGCCATGCAAGCATAGATTCTTTTTTAGATTCATACCAAGTGTCATCTCTGTCCTCCGTAGCAGACCAAGGAAAAAACATTGGTTCAAATTTGTTGTTACCAGTCTCAGCCCCAACCCACAATTCGTGAAAAAAATTACCGGAACCATTAGCAGTGGACAAACCAATAATCCTACCGCCAACGTCAGCGACAGGTTCTATAGAAGCCCACGCTTCTTCAGGGTTTGGAAGGAACGCCCATTCGTCAACCACAACCAGCGTAGCCGACTCACCTCTAGCAGGATCGGATGCTGAAGGCATTGAAGTAATTTGCGACCCGTTATCAAACCCCATTTTTTGCTGATGCTCGACAAGCGATTTAGGACCACGTTCCACCATCCATTCAGGTAAATGAGAAAAACCATACTTTGATTTTCTTAACAACAACACAGATTCACGTTCAGTACGCGAAAGGTCAATAATGTTCTGATCAGGATAAAAATACGCTAACCAAAACTGGTGAGCAGCAACCAGAGTAGTCCAACCTATCTGACGTGCTTTTAATGTGAGACTGTAACGATGCGTGGACCAGTGTTGTAATGCGGTTGATTGTGCGCGTCGTAAATCAAAAAGGATACGCCCGTGAGCAGGATGAGCAATATGCCAATACTTATGTAGGAAATAAGACTCATCTCTTTCACAACGTCTCCATTCAGCCTCTTGTTGTAATTCAGTTAGTCGAGACATCGAAACTCCACCATAACTGAAACACGTAACGTGTCTCATCTGATTTCACCGGCATCGTATGATGAGAATGAGTCCAACCAGAAGGAAAGATAACCAACTTCCCCACTTCCGGTTTAACCTCTAAACCATGCTCAGGAAAAACTAACTCGCCTCCTTCAGAGACATTAGACAAAAAACAAACCCCAGTCAAATGTCTCCTACTTAAATATCCTTCAGGAAAATAATCGGCATGAGTAGCGTGATAAGCCTGACCTGTGTGATACTTCAAAATGTTGTACGTTTCTTCCAAATCGAAAGGAGGGAACTTGCAGGCATCAGGATACTTTTCCAAATACTTCTCCAAACAAGCATTAGCATAATTCAACACCGGCACATGAATAGGAAACAAACTACTCACATCATATTTTTGAATAAAAGAATCTCGGAAATCTTTATTAACATTAAAACCTTCGTTACCGCCAACTAAAGCAGGCTGCCACTCTCTACTCTCAGCGTTTTTAATAACATCAGAAACGTTCAAAAAATCTGTAGTGTACTCTTCAATAAACATCAAACATAAACTTCAACAAAAGCGCTGCATTGCGGACAACTCAAATTAGTCACCATCGAAAAAGAATCATCATCTACAAGGTCGTGATCTGCGCCCCAAATCAACTCAGTGTTACAATGCCAACAATTCATATTTCACCCCGGATGGTTCATCAAAAATTCTTCATATTTTTCTGGTGAATCCAAGATTATCGTAGTGTACGAATAACTTCCGCCATCCTTCTTATCTTTTCCCAACGTCACAGTAATAGCACCCACAAGAGTACCAATAGCCACCAACAAACCTGTTATCGCCGTAATTAATTTAACTGTCTTATTCAATTTACCTCCACAAAAATGCACTCTCCGGGGCATTCCTCAGCAGCCTCAATAACAGGCTCTACCAGATCATCAGGCACTTGAACAGCGTCAGTCATCTCATGTGTAGGTTCTTTAGGTGTCTCAGAACCTGCTTCCTTAACATAAAAAAGCCCATCCTTATGTCCATAAAAAATGGAAGGACATATCTCTTTACATAAACCATCTCCTGTACAAAGGTCCTGATCAATCCAAACTTTCATTTAATTCACAGTCCAATAAGACTGTTCAACAACCATCAACAAATAACCAACAGAATCTTTAACCTCATTAAGTTGCCGTTCCAAATCGTCAACCTTCCATTCCATGTCATTAGCAGAGTTCATACGACCTTGCAGTTCTGCAACCTGTCTAACCAAATCTGTTATCTGCCAACCGTAATCTTGATGATCGCTTCCTAAATCGACACCAAACTGTTCAGCGACACGCCTATCAAGATCATCGACTTTCCATTGCAAATCAATTAACGAATTACGGGCAGATTCAAACTCGCCAACCTGACCGACAACTTCCATACGAAACTCGTTTTGCTGATTCCAAGTAGACTCAATGTCTTGTCTCAAAATTCGGGCTTCTGTTCTAATAGTATCAATCTGTTCCGCCTGAGTGCTAATCTCAACCCACACATCAGCCTGATCTTGATACTGGTCACGCAAACTATCAATCTCACCAAACAAAATAGTAGTACGATTATCCAACTCGTTAGCCAAAGAAACAGCCCCAGCCAAATCCTCAATAGCGTAAACCATTTCATCAACAGCATCCGAATTGTCATCAATCTGAGAACGGATCATCAAACCCTGCCACACAACAACAGACACCACACCAATAATGCTGACAAGCATCCCAAGGTTAAGTTTTAAACGAAACTGTTTCCAGTTAGTCAAATTCTCTGTCATCTACTGGAACCACGACTGTATAGTCCGGGACAACACCCCCACCAGATACACTGTAGATGCGCCAACCACCCCCATTAACATCAGAAGTATCCAATCTTTCCCTGACGGCGGTCTCATTGGCAAGATTCGCAACTCTCAGGGTTTTCCACCCCGCAAACGAGTTCTTCTTCGTCAGACCAAATATCGTATTCTTCAGATGAAAAGGCACCATCATATACAAATTCAGGGCGCTCCCCAAAAACCGTTTCATCCTCATAATCAACCTTCCCCATCAACAACCCTCAAATGATGAATCTGTGCTTCCAACTCGTCAGCCAACTCACCATCAGACAACATAGCCGCGTCCCTGTCCTCAACAACAACCTTACGACGAGGAGTGAACTTCTCAATATACTGCAAATACAAAGACGCAGCCTGAACAGAACCACCCACAGCCTGAGAATGCAAAGCATCAATAACACCCTGCGTACGCTCAGGATGAATATTCAACTCCGCCGCACGACGATCCCACTCCTTAGCAAAACGAGCATCACGCTTAATACGACGAATAGAATCAGGACTAATCCCATTCTCAGCCGCCCAATCTTTCTGATGCTTAGGAACCCTGTCGGGTCCCTGAAGTAGCCAGTCTAAAAGATTCTTCCATTTCTCAGGCATAATCTTTTCGCCTGTCTCTTCGTCGGTTTTCCAACCACGTCCGCCACCGTTTTGTGCCATAACATGAACCTCCATTAATAAAACCCAAACTGTCCCGTATTACAAACATGTTACAAAATGAAAAAAAAATGGGACAAACAAACCTTATAGTATAGAACACATGACATGACATGACATGATAAAAAGCAACTTCCAATAAGTTGCGTACAGCCAACCGCTGAACATGACTTCAAAACATGACGCATTGCCTATGGATATCTATACATACGTCGCTGTTTGGGTGGGTACTCCCCCCTATGCGGGGGGTAACCTTAAAGGTCAGGTAGAGGGTTAGGGTTGTGCTTGTGAAAAATTCACAAAGTCCGCCTGTTTCAAGCGAACCAGCGCAGAATAAATTACACCATTGTTGTTTGTTTGTGTGACGAATGTCACATGTGCGTGTCGTTAGTCCCTTGTATTTACGGGGTTTTTATTGTCAATTTTATTGTTGTTTGACTTGACTTTTGTTTTGTTATCTGCGTTAAATATTGGGGTACCAAAAATTACCGATTGCGTACAGAAAAGAGAGAGATATGAACACAGATACCACAAATTCAATTTTCAGTGATGAATGGATTGAGTCCTTTATGGCAGAAGTTAATAGCGGAGATAATCCAGAACTCACCGAAGCCTATAGAACCGCATTAGAAAATAAGTAACAATTAAAACAAATAGAAAAGAGAGAGAGACAATGGAAACAATTAAACCACTAAGTAAGAATGTTGAGATTAGTAAATTTGACAGAAAGTTTAATAGCAGAGAGTACACAGTTACGTTAAATGGATTGGGACAAGTATCTTGTTGGGATTGGGATCGATGGGTAACCGCTTTCGTTCAACCCACAGAAGACAGCACGGTAGGAGTGCAGACACACTTTAAAAAAGACAGTGAACAT